CAAGCTGGTCGACAAGAACATGATCGAGCTTGTGCGGATGATTGCCAAGAAGAGCCAGGCACCCGTACTGCTGATCGGCGAGGAGTTGTTTCCAAGGAAGCTCGAACGCGCAGGAGACCGGTTTCGCGATCTCGTGCTGGTGACCGGATATGCGCAGCCCTGCGACCTTGAGGACACCAAGACGCTGGCGCGGACCTTCTATCCGGCGATCACCATGTCGGAAGCACTGCTGGATGAGGCGCGCAGCAAGGCCGATGGCCGTGTCCGCCGGATCGGCAACAGTCTGCATGCGATTGCGCGCTTTGCATCCATGCACGGGCTCACCGATATCGGCCTCGACACTTATGAGGGCCGCTTTTCCGAAGGCAAGTTGCCATCCCGGCGGGAGGCAGCCTGATGTCCGCCATCTTGAGACTGTCGATCAAGGGCACGCGCCCAGTGCTTCGCGGATGGGATCACTACTGGTCGGTGATCATGGATTTTGCGATGTGCGACACGCCATTTTCCGCCCATGACATCAACGCGCGCTCCGACGCAAGGCGTAGCGATATCCGGGATTTCCTCAAACGGCTGAAGCTCGCCGGTTTCATTGAAGAGACCGGGGAAGATCCCGTGGCGTTCCGGGTTCTTAAGAAACAGTCTGCCACGCCGCGCGTGAGGCGCGATGGCAGTGTGATCGAAGGCGCGGGGTGCAATCAGGCAATGTGGAACCTGATGCGTGGTCCGGTCGGGCGGTCCGGCTTTACCGCCGACGATCTGGAAAAACTGGCATCGACCGACGACGTGCGGGTGAGCAAAGCCAATGCCAAGAGCTACATCCAGCGCCTCAATGGTGCAGGCTACCTGATCCTCCGCCAGAAAGGCGGACCGCAGAAGCTCGCGGTCTGGGCGCTGTTGCCCGACATGAACTCCGGCCCCGTCGCGCCGAAAGTGCTCCGGAGCCACATGATCTTTGATCCCAACAAACAGGAAATCGTGGGCGAAACGCTCGCTGAGGAGGAGCAGTCATGAACGCGCCCCTGAAACCGAAACTCGATAACGTCGGCAAAGCTCTGGACGCATGGGGCACGCCCCCCGACTGGGTGTTGGTGCTGGCTGAAGCCTGCAACATGGAGAACCAGACGGCGGTTGGCCGGCGGCTCAGCTACTCAGGCTCAACCATCAGCCAAGTGCTTTCCAAGGCCTATCCAGGCGACATGGAACGCTTCGAGCAGATTGTTCGCGGTGTGCTGATGGCCGAGACGATTGTCTGTCCCCGGCTTGGCGAGATGACGCGCAATGTCTGCCAGACATGGCAGAGACGTCCGTTCTCGACGGCCAGCAGCAATGCGGTGGCGATGTATCAGGCATGCCGCTCCGGCTGCCCGCACAGCCGTCTGCAGGGAGGATCCGACGATGCGTGAGTTCCTTTCCGATCACCTCAAAGCCACCCGCGACGCACTCAAGAGTCACGCCCATGGCGGCAAGATGTTCTCGTCTGAAGAGATCATCAGCTTCATCGGCCGCTTTGACGAGCTGGTCGCCACGGCATTGTCTCAGGAAAACGAACTGTCGCGGCATCAATGGAACGAAGCTGCTCGACGGGACACCGTGATTGCCCAGGCTGGCAATGTGGTGGCCTTTCCCGGTGCCAGGCCCGGTATCACCCGGCAACCCTCGGACGGGGGCAATGCCGCATGAACGCCGTTCGAAAGCCAGAAGTGAAAGCACCTGAACCGATCAACGTGATCGAGTTCGCACAGGTGCTGGTCAACAGCCGGCGCGCTGCGATCGATCTGCCCGTCGACCAGATCCGCGAGCTGGCAGCTTCAATCCTGATCATCGACCAGCAGCTCGACGATGCCAACCGGCGCATTGCCGCCATGATGATTGCAGAGCCGCCCGAGCCGCCGGAGCCTGTACGCAAGAAAGAGCTGGTTCGCGTTGCGGAGACCGTTCTCGTTGGCGAGGACAAGGCCCTCAACGAAGCACTCGAACTCCTGCTCAAGGCCAGATGGAACCTTGAGCAGGAACGCCACAGCGCGGGCGAGAACCTCGCCCGCCAGAAATTCGAAAGGGCGGCGATCGCCGTCTGCAACCACGTCTCCCCGAAACAAAGGACATGATCATGAACACCGCAGTCATTCTGGAAGAACGCCCCGATCAGGGCATCACATATGTCAATGGCAAGCCCTGGATGTGCGACGCAAAGGGCGGAATGTTGCCGCTCGAACTGATCAAACCCGCCGACAAGCTCGAAGACGAGACGGTGCGCAAGATCATGAACTACGCCCGCGATCTGTCCGCCCAGGTCGCGCGGTTTCGCGGACACACCATGACGGACCTCGGCGAGTTCGATGCGCTGCTCGATCAGGAATACGGCCTGAAGAAGGGCGGCAAGAAGGGCAACCGGACCTATCAGACCTTCGACGGGTTGATGAAGGTTTCTGTATCTGTCGCGGATTTCGTGGACTTCGGGCCGCAGCTGCAGGTCGCCAAGACATTGATCGACGAGTGCTTGAACGAATGGTCGGCGGACAGCAGGCCGGAGATCCGCGCCATCGTCACCCGCGCCTTCAACACCGACAAGGAAGGCCAGATCAACCGCTCGGAGATCTTCATGCTGCTCAGACTGCAGATCGAGGACGAGCGCTGGCTCCGCGCCATGGAGGCTATCCGGGATGCCATGCGGGTGACCGGTTCCAAGGAATATGTCCGGTTCTACGAGCGCCGCCGCATCACCGATCCATGGTCGGCGGTCACCATCGATCTGGCGAAGGCAGGTGTGTGATGGATTGGGAAACGATTTACACGGTCGAACTGGAAGGTTCGGATCATGTCGTGGGCCACGTTGAGTATATGGAGCTCCGCAATTCAGCCGGCGAGCCGACAGTTTGGCATCTTGCTATCTACGATCCAGCATCCCGAAAGCTGGTTCGACGTGTGCGCGCTGACCGGGTTGTCGATCAATGGATCGAGCTGAACACCGTGGAGTTCGCGTGATGGATAACTTCCGTCCACTCACCGTTAGCCCACACAACCTGAGCAACTGCCCGGTCTGTGGCGCGAGATGGCTCAAGGGTGCACGGTACGATCACAGCATCAGCACTGAGTTCGAATGCGGCGGCACCTTCAATATCGCCAACCGCCAGGTCCTTGTCGCAACCCCATGCCCGGCACCTTCCAATGTCGCCGCCAAGGCTTTGACCGGAGAGCTCCATGAAGTGGCGGTCCCGTGATGTCGCGACCGAAAACCGGACCTATCGAGATCCTTGTGCGCGCTGCCTGGCTTGAGGACAAGGTCGACGCCCTGCCGGCAGTGAAAGGTACGATCGCAGCCGCCTGGATGGATAGCCGCAACCGTCACATGACGGCCGTGACTGAACTCCGGGCAGAGCTTGACCGGGCCATCCCGCCGATTTCCGCACGCAATGACAACGGCACATTCACGGTCGCCAGCATGGGCATCCGGACAACTTCGACCATGGGGATCGCCTGCGCCTTGCGCAACTGGATTACGCTTGCGCGCCGGAAGGCGCAAGACCCGGATCGGAGCCTCTGACATGCGCCGGCCTGCGCCCACCGAGATCATCGATCTTTTCAAGTGGCGCGCGGCCTCTGACATCGAAGCGCGACGCCGGGAACTTGCCCGGCGCATCCAGACCCTGAAACCCAACGCCTGGCGGCGGATCGAACTGCAAGCCGAACTGAAGCAGCTGACCACTGAGGCGCTGAAGATGGAGATGAGAACGTGACTGCTCTTGCCAAATTGCATATCGCCAAGAAACAGCTGGGCCTTGATGACGACACCTGGCGTGATCTGCTGGAGCGCGAAACCGGCAAGCGATCCTCGAAAGACATGAGCGACGGCGAACGCGGCCGCGTTCTCGACGTTCTGAAACAACAAGGCTTCAAGCCCGTTTCAAAGGGCTCTCGAAAGGGGCTTGAGGGCAAGTATGCGAAGAAGCTGCAGGCGCTCTGGATTGCCAGCTACAATCTCGGCCTGATCCGCAACAAGGATGACGCGGCGCTTATCGTCTTCGTCAAGCGCCAGACCGGCCTTGATCACACAAGGTTCCTGCGCTTCGCCGATGACGCGGCCAGCGCGATTGAGGCGCTCAAGGGCTGGTTGGACCGTGACGGTGGCGTTGACTGGCGCAAGGACCGATACCTCCCCGACTGGACGCAATCCAATGGATACCGGATCGCCAAGGCGCAGCATCGGAAGCTTGCGGCACTCGGTTCGATTGCGACTTTGGAGCTTGATATCTGGCTTGGCGAAAATGGGTTTCGTACCGGCGCATGGATGATGGACAGCGACTGGATTGATGCGATGAACAAGCTGGGCGCATTGATCCGCTCCAAGGAAGGCGGCGCGTGATGCGGCTAGGGGCGCGTAAAGTCGTTCTTCTGACTGGAGAAGTCCTTGGTGTCGCGTTCACTCCGAACCATCAGGACAAGATAACCAACGAAAATGGTCAAGATCCACAAGAAGAACACAATGTTGCTGCCACCGCTATTAACAGCAAAAACACCGGAGCCGACGACGTAACACCAAAACACGATTGTTCGCGCCATTCCGGCAATAGTCCGTCTCGGCAAAGCAAATGGTTGGCCGCAATGGACACATACCATTGCCGCCTCCGACACTTCACCATCGCAGGTCATGCATTTTACCAGTTTTGCCACGTTCCCCTCCTTGGTCAGGTGAGACGAAAGCTGCACGCCAAACGCGAGTTTGGCAAGCCCGCGTTGATGTTTCAGTTTATCTTGCGGGAGGCATGCAAATGACCATCCGCGCGTCTGACCATGCTGTTCTGCGCTATCTCGAACGGGTAGCCGGTTTTGACATCGAGGCGATCCGTCGAGCGATGGAAGCCGAGTGCGAACACAACATGGGCGCACCATGCGTCCGGATCAGAGGTGCGCGCTATCTGCTTCGCGACGGCTGCATCATCACAGTGTTGAATGGCCGAACGGTCCCATATTGGAATTTCCTGACTGATCTGATGCGCGATGACGAAGCCCGCGCCGCTGCTCGAAGCCGCGAGGTTCGAACAGCAGAATGACCCGTTCCTCTCTGCCAGGTTTGCTCGGACAAATTGCGGACATCGCCGGACCAACGGCGGCGCTGCAGATTGCCCAGGCGCGCGGCGGAACACGGGTCGCCATCCCTCCGCAGGCGGATCCCGACCATTGGCTAACCGAATGCGTGGGCTTCGAGGTTGCTGACAGGATCTGCAAGGGTCTCGCGATTGTCGATGCCGATGACCGCAAGAAAGGCGTGACCGGCGAAGTGCTTCCGCTGGGCGATGCGTCGGTTCTGAAGACGGCCAAACGGCGGCTTCGAAAGGCGCTTGAGGAAGGCCACAGCGCCCGTGAAGCGGCACGGATTGCTGGCCTTCACGAGCGCACCGCCTGGCGCGAGAAAGCCAGGATCAACGGTTCGGATGACGACGGGCAAGAGAGCCTGTTCTAAGCAGCTTGCTTTTTTCTCGAAAACTTGATCTCAATTAGGTGATCAGCCCTCAGTGACTGACGCCTGTCAGCCCCGGCATCAACACGTTCTGCCGCAGGTTCGCGAACACGTTAATCGCGAATTTGCTGAAGGCAGATGCTATGTCAAGCTCGTCCTATGACCCGCGCCTCATTCCGTTCACCGGCCAGCACGAAGGCAAGGTGTTGCGCGCCTATCGCTGCCCGGCCGGCGTTATCACTATTGGCTTCGGGTTCACCTGGGGGTCGAAGATCTTCAGGGACTGGTGGCTTCTCAACAAGGGAACCAAGCTCAAGCTCGGCGATGTCATCGGAGAGGCCGATGCGTTCTATCTGCTCAAGGCACTGATCGACGCCGAGTACTATGGCCCGGTTCGCAAACACGCTGGCCACGCAACGCCGCATGCTCAGGCAGCAGCCACCGACATGCTGTTCAACTGCGGCCTTGGGGCCGCCAAGTGGACATGGTTCAAGGCATTGGTGCGCAACGACATCAAGGATGCTGCAAGGCGTCTTAAGGTGACAGCCACAACAGCCAAGGGCCGCCGCCTGCCGGGCCTGGTCCGCCGCCGAGCGGAAGCTTCGACAATCATGGAATTCAACCAGTGGCCTGCCTGGGTGAAAGCGCCCCGGACGTCCGCACCAAAGGAGATCAAGGCGGTCATGCCATCTTGGCACCTGGGCTCGGATGATTTCCAGCAGGATGTCGAATGGCTCACCAAGCTTGGTTATCTTTCCCCAAGTACCGCAAACGACAGAGCGCTTATCACCGCTGCCACGCGACGCTTTCAGGAGGCACATCCGCAGCTCGACAATGACGGCGTGCTCGGCCGCGCAACGCTCGATCAGCTCCAGCGAGTGGTCGACCTCAAGAGCAAATCTGCCAAGGGCTCAGCTGGCGCAGGCGCGGGTGCTGCCACCGGCGTGGCCGACCAGACCGTTGCTGCCAGCGGATATGGCGAATGGATCCTCTATGGCAGCCTTGCGTTCCTCGTGATCGGTGGGGCCTGGCTTGCCTGGCGGTACCGGGACGAACTCCGCCTGGCCTTCGTCGACGGCACCGGAAAGACCGGGAGAGCAAAGCAATGATCGGGGTTTTGAGCGCCACCCTGGTAATTGCCATTCTGGTTGTCGTCATCCTCGGCACGGGGAGCGCCTGCTTCGTGTGTGTGCTGGCGGGCAAGAGCCGTCCGGCGGTTGGGTGGTTTGCCGCCTGCCTTGTCTCGGCCGGTATCCTGAGCTCCATCCTGGGAGGGTTCTGACATGAGCGCCATTGCAAGCATTCTCATTGGTGTCGCCGCCGAAGTTGGCGCTCCGCTGATCAAACGGGCGCTGGAAAACAGGTTCGGCAAGGTCTCCGGTGAACTCGCCGAAACCGTGATCAAGACGGTTGCCGCAAAGGCCGGCGCAGAGCCGATCGATCTTGAGGCGCTAAAGCCTGCGGAACTCAAGGAAGCGGTGCTCGCTACCGAGGCCGACATGCCCGAGCTGATCGCTCTGTATACAACCGGGCTCGAAGGCCAGTTTGCGCTTCTGCAGTCTGAGACCAAAGAGGGTTTCTGGCAATCGTTCTGGCGCTACGGCTGGATGTATCTGCTCGCTGTCTTCTGGATCTGGCGGATCATTGTGGCACCCATCGTCAATCAGCGGCTTGGCTCGGCCGGCGGCATGATGATCGAGATGATCGATGTCGCCACACTGATGACGCTGACCTCATGGTTCATGGCGCTCTACATGGGCGGCCACACCATCAAGGATTTCGGCAAGAACGTAATCGATGCCGTGCTCAAAGGGCGCAAGCCATGAGAGCGACTGATTTCATGGTGGAGCAGGCCGAGGCCCGAGTTGCGGTCGAGACCGGCCTGAAGATCGAGGCGGTGTCGGGACGCTTGACCCGGCCCGGCAGCAAGACATGCAGAGACTGCGGCGACCCGATCAGCGAGGAACGCCGCCGTGCCGCGTCCTTTGCGGTTCGCTGCTTCGACTGCCAGTCAACAAGGGAGACCAAGCGGTGATCAGAGACGTCTTTGCCCGGTTCAACAGGTTCGTGTTTCACGATCAGGTGCGCCTGATCGAGATCCTGTCGATCCTGTGCCTGGTCGGCTACTGGCAACAGTTCTCTGCCAATCCGGAAATCCTTGAACGGTCGAGCTATGCCGGGTTTCATTTCATGTCAGCAGGCGGCTGGGCGGCTGTCACGGGCTTTGGAGCCCTGCTTCACACTCTTGTCCTGATCATCCGCTGGCGCTTCCAGGACGAGGCGCGGATCCTGATGATGGCGCTGGCTTGCGGCTTCTGGGTCATGGTTACACTCTCCTTCGCTTCGATCGGGCTGTCTTCGACGGCAATCAAGACCTATTCCGCGATCGCCATTCTTTGCTTTATCTCCGGAGTGTTCCTGGCATGGACAACCTCATCCCGTCACTGATCGAGATGGCTGGTCCGGTCGGTGCCACCGCCGCGATCCTGCTGCTCGCTTTCGCGGCCATCATTCGCTGGAAAGGCTGGAAAGGCTTTGGCGATGGCGACCGCATGATTTCGTCCTCACGCGTTGATCAGATCGACAGCAAGCTCGGCACAATCGACAAGCGTCTCAAGGAAGTCGAAGTCGATCTTGCTTCACGTCCGACCCGAGAGGACCTGTACCGCGTCGAGCTTATGATCGGCCGCATGGATGAACGCCAAAAGAGCATGGAGGCGATGGCGAAAGCGATTGGTTCCGCCGTAACCCGGATCGAGGACTTCATGCTTTCCTACGCCAAGGAACAAGGGAAGAAGTGATGTTTGAAGGTTATGCCGACCATTACGATGCTGAAGCCCGGCTTGTCATTCTCAAGGCGCTGGCTGGTGAGACTGACTACCGGCTGTCCGACAGCATGCTCACCACCATGCTGGAAGCCTTCGCCATCAAGCGTGGCCGGGATTATGTGCGCAATCAGTTGCGTTGGCTCCAGGCCAGTGTTGGAGCGATCAGGCTGACAGAAGCAGGGACCGCCGTTATCGCCGAACTTATTGAGCCGGGCCTTGACCACGTCGAGCGCCGCCGGGTGCTTGAGGGCGTCAAGAGGCCCAGCCCCTCCAGGAGCGGCTGAGCATGGCGAACAAACAGGACAAAGGCCGTGGCCGGCTGTCATCTATCGACCTGCTGCCCGACGAGGCGCAACCCGATATCGTCTGGGCAGGCGAGGAACTCCGGAAACGCGACCGGCTCCAGAAAGACATTCTGGCTGAGTTCAATGCACGGCTTGCCGATCGCGGCATCGGGCCGGTTTCTGTCGGAGCCTTCAGCCGCTATTCAACACAGCTGTCGGTCACAACCCGCCGCATTGAAGAAACCCACCGCATTGTCAAAGCTCTTGGCGCAAGGCTCGATGCGGCATCTTCAGATGATCTGACGATGATGGTCGCCGAGCTTGGCAAGACACTGGTGTTTGAACTTCTGCAGGGTGCGGGCGAAAGCGGCTACACTCCGAAGGATGCCAAGGAACTGGCCATGGCGGCGCGATCATTCGCCCAGGCACAGAGAGCTTCGACGGATCGCATTGTGGCGCTTGAGAAGGAAATGGAAGGCAAGGTCGAAGCGGTTACCACGGCAATGGCCAAACAGACCGGCTTGTCGGCCGAGCAGGTTGCGAAGATCCGCCGCGATGTTCTGGGCGTTCGGGAATGAACCAGACCCCCGACAATCTCCCAATAGAGCCGGTGATAGCGCGCGAGCCTGACCAATTGCCGGAAGAGCTCACGCGGGGATCTGAGATCCCCGCAACTCTTGATCCTCTGGCCGACGGCATCCTGATGAAGCATCAGGCCGATTGGCTTGCCGACAAGAGCGATCTCAAGCTTGGCGAGAAAGGCCGGCGCACCGGTATCACCTTCGCCGAGGCGCTGGATGACACGCTGATTGCCGCATCCACCCGCGAAGCCGGTGGCGACAACATTTTCTATATTGGCGACACCAAGGACAAGGGCCGCGAGTTCATCGGCTATGTGGCGCACTTCGCCAGGATTGTCGCCAAGGAGCTGCTCACGGTCGAGGAGTTCATGTTCGAGGACGCCAGGGAAGACGGCACCTCCCAGATGATCTCGGCGTTCCGGATCCGTTTTGGCTCAGGCTTCCGGGTCGAGGCGCTGTCCTCACGCCCGGAGAATATCCGGGGTCTTCAGGGCATCGTGGTGATTGACGAGGCCGCGTTCCACAAGGATGTGCGCGGCGTGCTTGATGCGGTCAATGCGCTTCTGATCTGGGGCGGCAAGATCCGGGTGATCTCCACCCACAATGGCGTTCTGAGCCCGTTCAATGAACTGATCCGCGAAGCGCGTGCGGGCAAGAACCCGTTCTCGGTTCACTTCATCCCGTTTGGCGAAGCGGTCAAGAATGGTCTGTTTAAGCGGGTTTGTCTGATCAAGAGCAAGGTATGGTCGCCCGAGGCGGAAGCCGAATGGGAAGGCAACATCCGCAAATCCTACGGCCCGCGCACCGCCCAGATGAAACAGGAACTGGACGCGATCCCAGCGGAAGCCGAAGGTGCTGCACTCACCCGCATGCAAATCGAAAGCTGCATGGCTGCCAACATTCCGGTGGTTCGCTGGTCCTGCACTGACGAGTTCAAGGATTACCCAGACCATATCCGCAAGCTCGAAGCCAAGGCCTTCTGCGAGCGCGAACTGAAGCCCCTGCTGGGCAAGCTCAACACCCGGCTGGCTCATGTGTTCGGCGAGGACTTTGCCCGCTCGGGCGATGTCACCGACATCATCCCCTTCGAGATTGGCACCGACCTCGTGCGCCGCTGTCCTTTCATTGTCGAACTCAGGAACGTGCCGTTCGATCAGCAGCGCGATATTCTCTATTACGTGGTCGACGGACTGCCGCGTATGTCAGGCGGCGCGCTCGACGCTACCGGCAATGGCGCCTATCTGGCGGAAAAGGCTGCGCAACGCTATGGCGCGACCATCGTCGAAGTGAAGTTGTCGCAGTCCTGGTACCAGACCGAGATGCCGGCCTACATCGAGGCGTTCTCAGACAAGACCGTTGTGCTACCGCGCCATGACGACATCCTGCAGGATCATCAGGCCCTGGCCTTTGTGAACGGCATCATCAAGGTGCCCGACGATCACCGCTTCAAGGGCGGCGACGGATTTGACCGGCATGGCGACAGCGCCATCGCCGGTGCACTTGGCTATTTCGCCAGCCGCCAGAACCTGCCTGAATATGGCTACATCCCGGCAGACGAACTCAACAACTCAACCGGCGCATTCGACACCGCCCATGACTTTGAAACAGGTGGCAGAGCCCTATGGTAACGCGCAGCAGCACAATCCTCGGGCCGGATGGCCGCCCGATCGAAATCTCCGGTCTCAGTGAAGAGATCGCCCAGCCAGCTCTCACCGGCAGCAGGCAGACCCATTCGGACCGGGAGGCCACCGGCCTCACGCCGGAAAAGCTCGCGTCGATCCTGAGCCGCGCTGCAACAGGCGACATCCGCTCCTACCTGACGCTGGCCGAGGAAATGGAGGAGCGCTACCTGCATTATGCGAGCCAGTTGCAGACCAGGCGACTGGCGATCGAAAGCCTGAGTGTTTCGGTGGAAGCCGACAAGACTGTGCCGACAAAGATTGTCGATGCGGTCAAAACCCTGATCGAAAATGATGGGTTCGATGATGCAGTAGGCTCGCTCACCGATGGCATCGCCAAGGGGTTTGCGACGGTCGAGATGTGCTGGGAGTATGAGCAGAAGCTTTTGCAGCCGGTCAAGTACATCTCACGCGATCAGCGCTTCTTCCAGTTCGAGCGCGTCGGCCTGTCGGAACTACGCCTGGTCGTCGATGGCAACGCCGATGGCGAGATGTTGCCCGAGGCGAAATTCCTGCGCCATATGCCACGATCGAAGATGGGCATTCCGATCCGGCGCGGCGTTGCCCGGCCTGCCGCCTGGGCCTATCTGATCCAGTCCTTCGGATTGCAGGATTGGTCAGCCTTCGCCGAGATCTATGGCATTCCGTTCCGGGTCGGCCGCTATCATTCTGCAGCGTCCGAGAAAGATAAACGCACATTGTTGCGTGCTGTCACCATGATCGCCAATGACGGGGCGGCAATCATCCCTCAGGGGATGGATTTCGAGTTCCATGAAGTCAGTGGCACGCGCGGCGAGGCCGTCTTTGGCGGCCTGCTCGATTATGTCGATAAGCAGATATCGAAGCTGGTGGTTGGTCAGACCATGACCTCGGATGACGGCTCATCGCTCGGCCAGGCCAAGATCCACAACGAAGTGCGGCTTGATATTCTGCGCGCCGATGGCAAGCAGCTCGCTTCCACCATCAACCGCGATCTGATCCGACCGTTCGTCGATCTCAACTTCGGCCCGCAGAACGATTATCCGCGCGTCGAGCTGCCGGTACCGGATCCGGAAGATGTGGATGCGCTCTCGTCGAGCCTGGCAAAGCTGGTACCGCTTGGCCTCCGCGTTGGACAACGCGAGATCCGCGACAAGCTGGGCTTGTCGGATCCCGGTGAGGACGAGGATGTGCTCACACCGCCGTCTAGGCCATCCGACATCAAAGCACCTGATGCGCGCGAGATCGCCAAACAGGTGGGCAAGCAAAAGCTCGGAAAATTCTCCGCCAGTCCAGCCACTAACGAGCATGGTGAAGGATGCATGTGTCCGGGTTGCTCCAGTTTCGCGGCAGCCGGCGACCGGGATGATGCCGTTGGCGAGTTGGAGGAGCTATTCGACCAGATGTCAGGCTTCGAGCAGCTGTCCGCGCCTTTGTTCAAGCCGTTCCTCGACATCTTGTCTGAAGCCAAAAGCTATGAAGAGGCGATCGCCATGTTGAACGCCGCCCGCCCCGACGCCGGCCCCTTTGTCGAGAAGCTTGCGGAGCTTACAGCGATCGCGCGCGGCATCGGCGACATGAGGGACTAGGCCAGGCCATGGCCGATATCAAAAAGCCCTTTCCGGTACTTGAGGCTGTTACCGGGTACTTCGACCGCAAGGACCTGAAACCATCCTTCTCCTGGCTCGATATCTATGGCGAGGAACATGCGAACGCCATGACGGTGGCCGGGGCTGTCGAGCTGGAAGTGCTGGAGGCTTTCCGTTCAACGATGTCGGAAAGCCTTGGCAAGGGTCAGGGCTTTGAGACATGGAAGGAAACAATCGCCAAGGAGTTGACCGGGCTCGGTTGGTTCGGGCCGCGCCTGGTGAAAGACCCGCTCGGCATCGATCCCGACAAGCTGGTCAACTATGCCTCCGACAGGCGGCTCAAGCTGATCTTCTGGTCCAACATGAATTCGGCGCGCGCGGCAGGCCAATGGGAGCGCTCCCAGAAGTTCAAGGCGTTCCTGCCGTATCTGCTTTATGTGCGCACCACCTCGATCGAGCCTCGGCCCGAGCACCTTGTCTTCGCCGGTACCATCCTTTCCGTCGATCATCCGTTCTGGGATACGCATTTCCCGCCCAATGGCTGGCTTTGCAAATGCACCGTGCGGCAGATTACCAAACGCGAAGCCGGACGGCTCGCGGAGGATGAAGCCTATTCCGATCAACCACCCGAGACCGGTCCGGACCGACCGCATGTCAACCGGCGCACGGGTCAGGTCGAGATGATACCGGACGGCATAGACGCGGGCTGGCACACCAATCCCGGCCGAACGCGCACCCGGACATTGATCAAATCCGTTGCCGACCGGCTGGAAGCTGCAACCAGCAAGGACGCCACCCGCGTGCTGACCGATCTCTGGTCCGATCCGTTCCTGCGCATCGCGCCGAAGCTACCCGACCAGGTCTTTCTGCCAGCCGGGCGGTCGGAGCGTCTGGCTTTAGAAATGGGCGACATCATCAAGCGCCAGGACGTCTCTCCGGTTATAACCATAGACAGCCGGGAAATCGCAGATCGGATAGGCAAGGACGGACTGACCTTTGTGGATTTCGCGCTGGTGCCAAAGATCCTTGACGGCGGGACCATCCTGCCCGATCCAGAGGGCGACGATCAGACCCGATCATTGGTCGCTCTTTTCGGCAAGACATGGTGGCGGGTGTTCGTGACGATCTCGCGAGACGGGTTTCTCCGGGTCAACTCACTGCACCGGCGAAGCCGCAAGGCGGTTAAGAAAGAGCTCGCGGCCGCAGGACGGTCCATTGACCACATCCGGGATCTTCTGGATGAGTAGTCCCGTGTTGAGGATAAGACCTCGACCATTCTGCCTACACTGAGTTCGGAGGTCGCAATGCAGAAGATTGTTGCAGCAGTTTCCATTCTTATCGTCGCTTCCTTATCTGCGGCAACCCAGGGGCAAGCGCACGACAGGCATCAGGTGATCGTGGAAATGCAGAACGGAGAGCCTCTGCTGGTCGACATGGATGAGTGGGCCATCACCTCGTTGCTCGTCATGGATTTCGCATTCGATGAAATGGAGAAGGTTGCGGATCCGGAAAATCATTTTTCCAGGGACATGCAGCTTTATCGGTTGAGAGCCGCCTCAGCTGTTGTGCTGCACAAGACCAACATCTTCGGCAAGATGATGCTCGGTGCGGCAGAGGCCGTGGACCCGGCGCGAACCAGAGAGCTTTCCAGCTGCAATCTGGCGCTGGAAGACATCGACAAGAAGATTTCCAACACTGTTCGTTTGATAAACGACGAAGACGTCATCTTTGACCCAGCCACACTTCGCCAGTCATTCCAGCAGCAATTTGCTCTCTGCGCCGCAGCTATCAAACAGGTGAATTGAAGAAACCCGCTTGCGCCAAAACCGTTAGCGTGTCGGTTCCCATGCGTAGTCTTTAGAAGGATGCCACTGGTTGTAGCCTTCTTGCTTCGCAGGTTGGTTGAGCCGGATGAGGGAAATGCAAGTTGCCACGATAATCATGGCCAACATAACGCCCCAGAACAGTAACATTGCGAGAATCATCATGACCCCTCCAGATAAATTTCTTCCCTGTCAGTTTATTAGCAACACCTTGCGCCAAACTTGTTGCAGTTGACTTGTTTTCATAAATGTCCAGCAAGCTGCGGCCATCAAATTGGATCTGAGGCAAACCGCCAATCTCACAAAATCCCGAACCGCCAAATTTGCCTGCTGACGCCGATGACGGCTCAAGCCGCATAGTCGGCCATCTTTTCCCCAAACACTTACCCACGGCTATTGAAGGCCTTTTAAAAATCGATCTGATTTTGGGTGGGGGGCCGACTTTGCCGTTCTGTGGCGGATCGCGCATCTGTCGCTGATCTAGTCTGGTCTTGAGAACTTCCCGGCCCTGACTGTTGTCAGCCCTTTGGTGCCGTTCATCTGGTGCAATCTTGCCGCCATGAACACGCGATTGCAAACATTTTCTACAGACGAGCAGCTCGGCACGGCCAGCGCCACCGGCGTCATCCTGTTTGACGTCTTTGCCGCTGGCAAACCCGAAGATGCCTCTCAGGGGCCGCTCTGGGTGAAGCTTGCTCCGCGTGGCCGCTTTACCGCCCGCGACGGCCGCCAGTTGGAGGTCGATCCGGAACTACTGGTTCGCCGGTTTGACGCCGATGGCGTGGATCTTCCCATCGATCTCGATCACGCCACCGCCAAGGGCGGCCTGTTTGGCGACGCTGCTCCGGCGATTGGCTGGATCAACAAGCTCGAAGCTCGTCCCGATGGTCTTTATGGCAAAGCCGAGTGGCTTGAAGGTGGAATGAAGATCCTCACCGCCCGGTCGCACCGTTACATTTCGCCATCGCTCAAGCCCGACCAGTTCGGCAAGGCGCTGTGGCTTCATTCAGCTGGTCTCGTTGCAGCCCCTGGCATTTCCATGCCGGCGCTGGCCGGAGCCGAGTTTTCATCCCAAACCAAGGAACCGCAAATGTCCAAGGCAATTGCTCTTGCGCTCGGCCTGACCGAAGACGCAAGCGAGACCTCATGCCTGAGCGCCATTCAGACGCTCTCGGCCAATCTGGTCGACAAGTCAGTCCATGAAGAGGCGCTTCAATCGCTTCAGGCGACAACGACTGAGCTTACGACGCTCAAGGCCGAAACCCGCAAGGGCAAAGTCGACGAGCTGATCGAAGGCGCGCTCAAGGCCAAGAAGATCACGCCCGCCCAGCGCCAGCACTACGAAACACTGTGCGCCACCGATGACGGCCTGACCTCGGTGACCGCGCTGTTTGAAGCGATGACGCCGAAGCTCGGTGACACCGGGCTCGATGGGAAACCAACGCCCGGTCAGCAGAACCTTGATGCCGGCGACGTCGACATCATGGCACTTTCCGCCAACATTCGAACACGGGTCGCAGAGGCCGCCGCGCGTGGCGTGGTGCTCAACTATGACGCCGAGTTCGATCTCGCCCTCTCGGAGATCACCAAGCCATGAGCAATCCAGTCCTCATCAAATCCTTCCCCGTGGTTGCCGCCCTTGCCGGCAATCTGATCGTGGCGCTCTCGGGCACGGACAACATTGCCGAGGGGGCCGCCGCTGATACCGACGCCATCCTCGGCGTATCCGAGCGCATGGGTGCAGCGGCTGGCGGCCAGCTCGATGTGGTTCTGTCCGGCACCTATGACGTGATTGCCGGCGGCAACGTGACGGCAGGTGATTTCATCACCGCAGACGCCAATTCCAAGGGCGTCCCTGCTGCGCCATCCGCTGGCGATGTCGTTCGCTATGTCGGGATCGCCCTTATAGGCGCAGTCGCTGGCGACGTTTTCCCGATCCTGATCGCGCCTGGCGCAATCAACACACCGGCGGCCTGACCGCCCGCGTTCTAACCCTTGAACTGAAGCGGCCCGGAGGGGCTTGAAAAGGAAACACCGCCATGACTATCCGCCCCTTTGTGACCCACGCCATTTTGACGGCCTATGCCATCGGCTATCAGAACCCCGACGCGGTCTACATTGCCGACCAGGCCCTGCCGCGTGTGCCGGTTGGTGGCGAGAAATTCTCCTGGACTGAATATTCGCTCGAAGAAGGCTTTGCTGTTCCCGACAACGCGGTCGGACGCACCGGCCGGGTCAACCGGATCGAGTTGAGCGGAGAAGAGAAGGAAAGCGCGGTCAAGGATTACGGCCTCGAAATACCGATCCCCAATTCGGACATTGATGAGGCACGCAATGCCCGCGAAAAGAAGCTCTCGACGATCGATCCCGAACGACAGGCAGCGCGCCGAATCAAGAGCTACAACATGAACAACCGCGAAATCCGCGTGGCAAACCTGATCCAGGATCCCGCCACCTATTCGGCCGCCCGCAAGGTAGCGCTGACCGGAACGGACAAGTGGTCGGACTATGACAATTCATCTCCGATCACGGACATCAAGGACGCCATGCGCTCGACGTTGGTGCATCGGCCCAACACGGCCGTCATGGGAGAGCTTGTCTGGCACTACCTGTCCTCACATCCCGACATCGTCAACGCCATTCGCGGCAACCTGACGAACAAGGGCATTGTGACGAAGGAAGAGTTTGCCCGACTGTTCGGCCTGCGCCGGGTGCTGGTCGGGGAAAGCCAGATCAATGCGGCCCGTCCCGGTCAGGTGGCAAACCTGCAGATGGTCTGGGGCACTTCGCTGCAGCTTCTCTACATCAATTCAGATGCCGGTCCGGACGGCGATGTCACCTTCGGCTTTACCGCTGAATATGGCTCGCTGGTGGTCATGCGCGACGAGGACCGGGATGTCGGCCTGCAGGGCGG